CGCTACCGCGACGATGCCGCCGACTATGACGCCGCGGCGTCGTTCTACTGACGAAAGGTCATTTCATGCGCTTGCCTGACGGGCTTGTCTCCACGCTGCTGGAGGTGGCCGGACTGATCACCGTGACCGCCGCTGCGTGGCTGTTCGCCCCGCTGGCGGGCCTGGCGATGGCCGGTGTGCTGCTGGTGTTGCTCGGTTTCGTGCTCGGCAGCAGGACTGACCTGTGAGCCTGTTCACGCGTCCGCAGCGGCGCTCGGTGTCCTACCAGGATGTGTGGGGCGCGGATGTCTACGCCGAGGTGGCCAACGACTACGCGACGTTCGTCCCGGTGTTCGCGGCGACCCGGCTGCTGTGCGATGCGGTGGCGCAGACGCCGCTGCACGCCTACAGTGACGCGGGACGCCAGGAGCGCCAGCCCGCGTTCCTGTCGTCACCGAGTGCGCGGGGTACCCGCTACGACTGGATGTACCGGCTGACCTACTCGCTGTTGATCCGCGGTAACGCTTTCGGTGTGATCACCGGGGTGGGCGCGGACGGCTGGCCGTCGAGCATCGAGTGGTTGAACCCCGCCGACGTGTCGGTGATGGACGACACGGCGACGCTGCAGCCGGTGTTCTCGGTGATGGGCCAGCCGGTGGCGCCCGGCGTGATCCTGCACATCCCGGCGTTCCCTCTGCCGGGCCGCGTGCTGGGCATGTCGCCTTTGAAGGCGTTCGCCACGACCACGGAGGTGGGCTGGCAGGCGATCAGGTTCGGCCGGGACTGGTTCCGCAACAACGGCAACCCCGGTGCGGTCCTGAAGAACACGAAACTGGACACGATCCCGAAGCCGACGGCTGACACGATCAAGGCCCGGTTCAAGGAGGCGGTGGCCGCCCGCGATCTGCTGGTGGTGGGCCGCGACTGGGACTTCAACTCGGTGAGCATCCCGGCCGAGGAGTCGCAGTTTCTGGCCACGATCAAGGCCACGGCAGCGCAGGTCGCCGCGATCTACGGGGTGCCGCCGGAGCGGATTGGCGGGGAGGCCGCGAGCAGCCGTTCGTACGCGAATCTGGACATGGATCTGCGCTACGTGCGGTCCACGTCGGTGGCCGGTTGGCTGACCCAGATCGAGCAGTCGTTGACGAAACTGGCGCCGGGTAGGCGCTATGTGCAGTTCAACATGGACGCGAACATCCGCGCCGACACGTTGACCCGCATGCAGGCCCATGAGATCGCCTTGCGTACCGGCATCGAGACGCAGGACGAGGCGCGCGCGGTGGAGGACAAGCCCCCGATGACACCGGACGAGCAGGCGGCGTGGCTGACGGCCTACGGCCCGAAGCAGCAGGCGGTTCCGGCGACCCGCGAGCAGCCGCAGCAGGTGCAGCCGATCGTGGTGCAGATGCCCGAGGTGGATGCCCGCACATTCACGACGGTGGAGGCACCGGCGGCGCCCGCCCCGGCGCAGATCCACAACCATGTGGCGACCCCTGATGTGCGGGTGAACGTGGAACCGCCGCAGGTGACTGTTGAACCCGCGCAGGTGCGTATCGACGCACCGATCACGGTGGAGCAGCCGCAGTCCGAGCCTGTCACCACCCGTAAGACCATCATCCGCGACGACTCCGGCGCGGTCATCGGCATCGAGGAGACACGGTGAGTAAGAGCAACGCGACTGAGACGGCTCTGCTGTCCTACATTTTCACTGCGGTGGCGCCGGCGTGGGCCGCGGCCACCGACCTGGAACTGATGCTCACCGAAGGAGTCCTATCGTGAAGTCACCCGAGGTGCGCACCGTGCGTGCGGCCGTGGAATTCCGCGCGTCCGGCGGGGTCGGAACGCTGGTCGGCTACGCCGCCAAGTTCAACAAGACCTCCCGCAATCTGGGCGGCTTCGTGGAGCAGTTGGCCCCGTCGGCGTTCAACAAGAGCCTCGCCGACGGTGTGCGCGTGATGGCCCGCTACAACCATGAGACGCTGCTCGGCACCACCGATGCGGGCACGCTGCGGCTGAGCGTGGACGACATCGGTCTGCGCTACGAGATCGACATGCCTGACACGACCGCGGGCCGCGACGTGTCGGTGCTGGCCGCCCGCGGCGATGTGCGATTCTCCTCGTTCGCGTTCCACACCCACGCCGACGGCGACGAGTGGGGCTACACCGAGAGCGACTTCCCGCTGCGCACCCTGCGCAGTGTGCAACTGGTGGACATCGCCCCGGTGGACGACCCCGCCTATCTGGACACCGAGGCGGGCCTTCGGAGCCTCGCCGACACCGCAGGGCTGGACCTGGTGCAGGTGCGCGCTTTCGCCGCCCGCAACGATCTGCGCGCCCTGCTGAAGAAAGACCTCGACCCGACGGTCGAGGAGCCACAGACCCCCACCTCCGAGCAGGACGACATCCGCTCGGCGTTGGATGCTGCCCGCCGCCGCCTGGAGCTGCTGCGGGCACCCCGGTAGCCGGACAGCCCCCAAGGCATCCGGTTCGACCACCCCATCCATCCCCACGTCTTGTAAGGAGACAAACCATGAGTCTGGTCAAGCAGATTCTTGAGCAGCGCGCTACCGCCTGGAGTGAGGCGAAGGCGATGCTCGACACCGCCGAGGCAGAGGGCCGTGCCCTCACCGCCGAGGAGTCGCAGAAGTTCGACACCATCAACGAGACCCTGAGCACCCTTGATGCGCAGCGGCAGTCCATCGAGGACGCCGAGAAGCGCGCCAAGGACGCATCCGAGGCAATGGAGCGGTTCAACGCCGCCCCCAAGCCGGAGCACACCGAGGCCCGCAACGTGGAGGACAACCTGCGTTCGTTCCTGCGCGGCGAGCGTCGCGCGTTCGACACCAACGAGGGTCTTCCCCCGGTCAACTTCCGCGACCTGACCAAGGGTTCGGCGACGGCCGGTGGCAACACCGTCCCCACGTCGTTCCGCGATCAACTGTTGGCGCACATGATCGAGTCGTCCGGCGTGCTGTCGGCCGGGCCGACGGTGCTCAACACTGGCTCGGGCGAGACGATCGAGGTGCCGGTCACGACCGCGCACTCCTCGGCCGCGCTCACCGCTGAAGGTGCCGCCATCTCCGAGTCCGACCCGGCGTTCGCCAAGCGGACGCTCGGCGCCTACAAGTACGGCGTCATCATCCAGGTGTCCCGCGAGTTGGTGGACGACACCGCCGTGGATCTGCTCGGCTACCTGTCGATGCAGGCTGGCCGCGCCTGCGGCAACGCGCTCGGTGCGCATCTTGTGACCGGCACGGGTTCTTCGCAGCCCGCCGGTGTGGTCACCGGCGCCACCACCGGCGTCACGGGCGGTACGGGTGTCACTGGTGGGTTCACCGCTGACAACCTGATCGACCTGATGTTCAGCGTCATCGCGCCGTACCGCAACAGCACGTCCTGCGGTTGGCTGATGAAGGATTCCACGCTGGCGGCTGTCCGCAAGTTGAAGGACACCACCAACCAGTACCTGTGGCAGCCCAGTCTGCAGGTCGGCGTCCCCGACACGCTGCTCGGCAAGCCGGTGCGTACTGACCCGAACGTTGCCGCCCCCGCGGTCAGCGCCAAGTCGGTCGTGTTCGGCGACTTCAGCCAGTACTTTGTCCGGCTCGCCGGCGGGGTGCGCTTCGAGCGTTCCGATGAGTTCGCGTTCAACGCGGACCTGGTGACGTTCAAGGCCGTGGTGCGCGGCGACGGCATCCTCGCCGACCAGACGGGCGCCCTGAAGCTGTTTGTTGGGGGAGCCAGTTAATCGGAACTCCAGTTCAGGTGTTATGCGCCTGACCTCTGGTACCGGGTGGCGGCGTTCTTCTCTCGCTGGGCGCCGCCGCCCACCCCCGCTAACCGAAGGGAGACGCCATGCGCGTTCAGATGAAAGCCACGATCACCGGCACCCGCAACGGTGCCGACTGGCCTGCCGTGGGCGAGTCCGTGGACCTGCCCGACGGCGAGGCCACCGACCTGCTTGCCGCCGGTCTGGCGGTTCCCGCTGCTGCCCCCGAACCGGAGAAGGCAGCCGCCCCGAAACCGCGGTCGAAGCGACCCGCCGCAGAGTCCCGCTAGGAGACCGCCGTGCCCATCGTCGTACCTGACGCGCTGCTGAGCGTTGAACTGCTGGAGGAGTACCTGCAGCGGTCCATCGCGGCCAGGGACGAGGCCAGCGCCGATGCGGCGGTGTCCTACGCGCGCGCCCTGGTGGTGCAGCGGATCGGGTTCGACCCGGCGACGGCGACGGTCACCGACTACACGGTGGTCCCGCCGGTGCAGACCACCTGCGACGACGAGGATGTGCTCGCCGCGCGTGCGGTGGGCCTTCGGATCGCCGCGCAGTGGTTCACCAACCCGCAGGAGCGGGCGTCCTACTCGGGGCCGGAAGGCATGTCGTACACGGCGTCCCCGCAGATGCTGTCGAAGATCATGTCCGAGGCTGACCGGGTGGTGCTGGAGATGATCCAACTGAAGTACGAGCCGGGTTTCTGATGGC